GGGGCGAGTTGCGGCGCCTGGGCCATGAGCTGGTCCCAGTGCCCCTCGGCCATCGCGGTCGCGATCTGGTCGGGCTCGTAGCGGGCGACGCTGGACGCGATCCGCTCGACTTCGCGCGGCGACAGCGGCGGGAAACAGCGGTCCTTGTTGGTCTGGAGCAGCGCCGCGGCTATCTCGGCCAGAGTCATCCCGACCCGGCGCATGTTCCCGCCCAGGCGCGCCAGGGTCGCGTTCCGTTGGCCCTCTGGGATCGCGTTCGCCTGGCCGCCGCCGGCCGCGACGTGGGCCAACGTGGGCGTTTCCAGGGCCAAGGAGTCGAGCAACCCGACCAACCACGACGGCGGCTCGGGCAGACGGTCCGGCGTGTCGTCGAGTTCCAGGCCAGGAGCCCAGCGGTAGGCACGCCCTTCGACCACCGAAGGCGGCACGAGGATGTAGCCGCCGTCCGTGCGGGTATCGACCTTCGGGGCCAGTCGGCCTTCGGTGCAGCGCCACGCCTTGCCCGCCGGCCGGCGAAAGAGGTAATGCCGTCCGCCGCGCGGGGTCAGCCCCATGGCGCCGGTCTGGGCCAGGTCGGCGCTGCGCTCCGGGTCGCCCGGCCAGGGATTGCCGTCACCGTCGATGTCGATGACGATGAGTCCTTCGGTCGGGATGCCGATGTTGGCATTCGGATGCTGCGTCCACCAATGTTCGATCTTCTCTTGGTCCGTGGTCGCGTCATGGAAGCCATGCTCGGTCAACGGCGCCTTACTGCCCGGCGCGCAGGGGAAGACCCGGTAGCCCAGCTCGGCATAGCGGAGAGCAGCCGTCAGCAGCTCGCCAGGGGTCACCACGGAATTTCCTCCTCCGCGGCGACCGCGTTGTAGCCGAACGGGAAGTCAATGGCGTTCGCGGGCAGGTCTTGCTCGTCGAGAGCCGGCGGGATGTCGCCCAGCTCGTAGCCGACGATCCGGTCGAAGTCCTCGCCAGCGATGCTGCGGACGGTGATTTCGCGTGTGGGGGCCAGGCGTCCTGCCTGAGCCAGAGCAACCGCTTCTTCAGCCGTCTCCGGCACCGGCTCCTGTGAGCGCTGCCTCCACCAGGCGACCGCCTTCTGCCGGGCATAGCCGGTGTGCTCGAAGCAGACCCACTCCGACTTGTACTCGTGCCAGCCGACCTTGTAATCGACCCGCATGGTCCTCGGGGCGTCGTCCGGTGCGCCGCGCTTCTTGTGGACGCTGTAGAACACGTCCTCCACCACATACCTGGTCGTCGTCACCTGACCCGACAGGATGCCCGCGCTGCTCGCTTTCGCATCGTGCTTGCCGCGCTCCGCTGGCGGGAACTCGTAGCCGCAGTCCGGGCAGCGTGCGTAGCCCGCGGCGATGACGCTCTGGCATTTGGGACACTCCTTCGCCGGGGCCTGGGCGTTGCCGCTCGCGCTCGATTCCTTGACCTTGATCCCGTCTATCGGACCATGCCGCACGACATTGCCGCCGAAGTCGAGAACGAGACAGTTCTGCTTGCCCGGGTGCAGCCGGAAGCCTCGCCCGACCATCTGGTAGTAGAGGCCTGGCGACAGCGTCGGCCGGAGCAGGACCACGCAATCGACATTCGGCGCGTTGAAGCCGGTCGTGAGCACGTTGACGTTGCACAGGTACTTCAGCGGCCCGGCGGCGTTTGCTCCAAAGTCGATCTGAAGCTGGCGCGCCCACTCCTGATGGCGAAATCTGGCGATCAACCGGTCCCGTTCGCCGTTAGGCGTCTCACCGCTGACGAAGCCACATTCGATGCCGTGCTGTTCTTTCAGCATCTGCACGACGTGCTCGCCATGCTTGATGCCTGAAGCAAAGATCAACACCGCCTGGCGGTCGCGCGTCTGCTCGACGATCTCGGCGCAGGCGGCCCGCACGAGCGCGTCCTGGTCCATCAGGTCTTCGACTTCGCCGGCGACGTATTCCCCGCCCCGGACGTGCAGGCCGCTCACGTCTGCCCGCGCCTTTCCGGCCTTGGTGATCAGCGGGCAGAGGTAGCCCTGGACGATCAGCTCCCGAACGCCGAGCTCGTAGCAGATGGCGTTGAGGAAGTGGTCCGGGCTGCAGATCAGGCCGGATTTCAGGCGGTACGGCGTGGCCGTCAGGCCGACGACGCGCACATGCGGGTTGACCGCCCTGGCGTCGGCCAGAAATTGCCGGTACATGCCCTCGCCGTCGGCTGGAATAAGATGGCTCTCGTCAACGAGTATGAGATCGAATCCGCCGAGCTCCTCCGCCCGTTGGTAAACCGACTGAATGCCGGCGACGATGACAGCGTGATTGGTGTCGCGGCGCTTCAGGCCCGCCGAGTAGACGCCGAAGCGGACCTCGGGGCAGACCTGGCGCAGCTTGTCCGCCGCCTGCTCCAGCAGCTCCTTGACGTGGGCCAGGATCAGCACTCTTCCGTTCCAGCGCGTCACCGCGTCCTTGCAGATGGTCGCCATGATCGGCGTCTTGCCGCCGGCGGTCGGGATCACGACGACGGGGTTGTCGTCGTGTGACCGCAGGTAGGCGTAGACGGCTTCAACGGCTTCACGTTGGTAAGGTCGGAGTTGCACCAACGTCCCCCTCGATCTGCTCGATCACCCGACTCAGATACCGGCGCGCACTCTTGAGGTCTTCCAGGCGGCCGTCCCTGCTTTGCTCCCGGATACGGACGACGACCTTGCCGCCCTTGACAGGCTCGTGCTTGGAGATCTCCAGGCGGACGACCTGGCTGTCGTCGTGGAAGGCGCCGGCGTGCTGCAGCGCGTCCGACAAGCACTTGTGGAAGTTGTCGGCGTCGCGCTTGCGGCGGTCCGGCGGGAACAGCTCAACGACCAGGTCGAGCGGCCCGCTCAATGGCTCGATTTGTTGCGCCGCCAGGAGTGCCACGACCGCGTCGCGGTAGGCCCGGCCCCGGCGGCTGATGAGCGTCACGTGGCCGAGGTGCCGGTAGTAGTGGTTCAGGCTCGGCGGGAACGGCAGTTCCAGGGTCAGCATTCCGGCCCTCGACAGAGAAAAAGGAAAGCGGCCGCGGCACGACCGACAAGCGGACCCTTTAAGGCAGAAGGTGTGTGTGTCCTGTCCCGACATCGTGCCGCGGCCGCAGAGGTGCTGTTCAGCCGCGCCGCCAGGGAGGCGTGTTCGTCACCGCCTGCTGCGGCTGGCCGGCGGCCGCCTCCTTCTTGGCGTAGCCGCGGACCTCGTTCTGCAGCTCGCCAGTGTCCTCGCGCTTCTTCAGCTTGACTGTGATCACCAAGGGCAGGTTGTGCAGCTCGCAGCTGTCCCTGGGCGTCATCACGCCCACCGCCCGGCAGATCGCCGACAGCTCGGCGCGGGCGATCTTCACCGCCGTCTCGTTGGCGTTGTGCAGGTTGAGCCGCGCCCAGACGAAGCGGTTCTTGTACGGCCCCTCCAGGATCTGGAAGGTGAGCTGCAAATAGCGGCCGTCGCCGCTCTTGGTCGGCTTCATCTCACTGTCGGTGATCATCGCCAGGTACTTGCCGGCCGGGATCGGCTCCAGGTCGGTCGTCGGATCGACTTCGTTGGCGTTGAAACCGTGCAGGTCAGCCATTGGTTGGTCCTCCGTTCGGGGTCACATGGGGTTGGTGGAAGAAGGAAGCGTAAGCGTGCCAGTCCAATGGCAGCTCGTCGGGCAGGTTGAGGCGGTTCTTGGCGACGTGAGAGGGGCGTTCGGTCGTGTACAGCACGCGCTCGCCGGTGCCGATGCCCTTGGTCTTCTTGCGGCTGAAGCCCTCGTCGGTCTGCTTGGTGTAGACCTTGTACGTGGCGAACAGCACCTCGTCGCACCACTCCTGGATGATCTGCGAGGCCAGCTTGTGCAGCCTGGGCACGTAGCGGTCGTAGCTGTCGGTCTCGGGGTTCTCAAACCGCTCGATGCGCGAGTGGGCGATGAGCACGACCGTCATGCCGCGGTCGTTGCGCAGGGCATCCAGGCCGGTGAGGAACTCGCGCCACAGTGTCAGGGCGAAGACGTAGCCCTTGCCGTAGCCGATGTCTTCGATGTTCTCGACGGAGCGCTGCCGGCAGACCTCGGCCCAGATCAGCCGCTCCAGCCAGTCGAGCGAATCGACGACGACCGTGCGGTAAGGGTGCTGCTCGGTGTAGAGCGCCTCCAGCGCCTTCAGCGCGTCGGCGTAGGTCAGAGCCAGCGGGAACTTGTCGCAGTCAATCTCGCCCAGGCCGTCCTCGGTCTGGACGAACACGGGCCGGTCGCTGGTGGCGCCGAAGGTCGATTTGCCGATGCCGTGGGTGCCATAGAGCAGCAGGCGGCGTGGGGCGAAGCGCTTGCCGCTCTGGACTTGTGCCAGGAGAGTCATGGTCGGTTCCTCGGGTCAAATGTGGTCGAAAACGCGCAGTTCCTCGTAGCCGGTGGGCCAGTGGTCGAGCTGCCGGCAGCGCACGAGGCGCTCCAGGGCGGCCTCGTTGTCTCGCTCCGCGACGGCCAGGACGCTCGGGTCGATCCGCCAGACACCGCAACGAAACGGCTCGCGTTTCTCGACGGGGATCAGGTAGACGGGAAGCACTTCGCCGGTTTCGAGCGCCAGGAGGGCGCGGTAGAAGGCGAGCTGGTGCAGGTAGCCAAACGATTTGGCGTCGGCCTCGAGGTACTTGAGGTGGTCGCAGGTCTTCAGATCGACGAGGCCCTTGGCGGGGTTGAGCCAGTCGAGCCGGGCCTGGCAAGGAACGCCGTGGTAGTCGCGGCGGATGACGCCTTCCGGCACGCCCTCGGCGAGCAATTCGCCGGCGACGGGGTGGCGCTGGACGGCGGCGGCCAGTTCTTCGATCAGCGCCGCCTGGCGATCGGTCAGCACCGGCTTGGCCTGGCGCTCGGCCCACTCCTGGTAAGCCTTGCTGCGGCTGTCGAAGAGTTTGCCGGTCGCCGGGTTGGTCGGCCCGCCGAAGGCGTACTGCCGCCGGTAGGCGTCGCGCCCTTCGAGGATGAGCGTGTGGGCGGCCCGGCCGACCTGGAAGGCGGGACGGTCATCCTCGACGACCAGGCCGAGCTGCCGCTTGCGGTACAACAGCGGGTTCTCGCGAAAGTCGGCCAGGGCGTGGCTGGTCAGGTGCTCCTTCGACCTGGCGAAATAAACCTCGGCTGGCTCGCGGATCAGAAAGGCCAGCGGATCGAGCCGGCTGGCGGTGCCATTCTTAGCGCGCTTCCAGGCCAACGATTGATTCATGCGTGTGCCTCGGCGATTGCGTGGTTGGGGTCGGTAACGATACGGTCTACCCGGTAGGCGTCCTCGCTCAACTCGCGGCGGACGAAGTGGGCGAACAAGCGGTTGAGGTCGCGGCCGACCGGCGTGCCCGCGTCAATGACGCAGGCACGCCGGAGCGGGTCCAAGGAGTGGGCCGCGTCGGCCGCGACGCGGTCTTCGCCGTGCAGATTGACGGCGCCCCAGACCGCCAGGAGAAGTGAGGCCGCGATCTCTTCGAGCGGCACGTGCGGGTGGAAAGCGTAGCGGTAGAGTTCCTTCGTCATCGCGACCTCTTGGCGAGGAAACAGCTCCCTACAGGAAGAGCTTTCCAGTTGGCGGCGGAATTGACGCACGGCTCAGCAATAATTCCGCAGCCCCGCGTCCTCGAAGTGCCGCCGCAGGCGCGCGACGCGGCGCTGCAGGGTCGAACGCGCGACGCCGATCTCGCGCGCGGCCTGCGACAGCGTCTGTTTCTGGAGCCGCTCTGCCAGGTCGCGCAGCTCGGCCGGCAGCCGGGCGAGCAGGTCCGCCATGTCGATGGCCAGGTCGGTTTGTTCGGCCGCGTGGTCATCGACTGCCAGATCGGTCGGCTCCTCATCCAGGTTCTCCAGCAGCACGTTGAGCGACTCGACCCGGCCGCCATTGCGCTTCTTGGCCCGCCGGTCCCGGAGGATCTTGGCGGCATTGCGCTCGACGACCGCGGTGACGAATGACTTGCGGTCGGCCTGGGCCGCGTCGAACAGGCGCAGGCTCCTGAGCAGCCGGAGCATCAGCTCTTGCACGAGGTCTTCATGGTCTTGTTCCTTGATCCCGGCGTGGCCGATCATCTGCCGGGCCTTACGCCGGATGATGCCCCAACAGAAACGGTCAAGAACGATCTTGTCGTCGTGAATCACAGGTAATCTCCTCCCGGCCGCGGAGGAGCAGGCGTGGGCCACGACGACCGGCGAGGAGGAGAGGCAAGCCAACGCGAAGCGGAGGCGATGCGGTACGCCTGAATCGGCGTCGCCCACAATCGCCTCCGCTTCGCGGCCGGCTGAATGTCAGGTGATGGGTTGAAAGAACACTGTTGTCCGAGCGGGGGCCAAGCCCGTGGTCAGGCGGCGGCCTCCGCGACGACCATGCGGAAGGGCAGGCCGTGCTTGATCTCCAGCACGTCGATGGTGCCGTCGCCGATCTCGTCGAAGTGCTGGAACAGCTCGACGAGTTGGGACTTGAGCGGGAAGTCGGCCGCGGCGGCTTCGGGCCGCGGGCCGTTCTCGCCGCCGAACTTGACCTCGCGCACGAGGCGCGGCGGCGGGTCGAAGACGGGGTCGCCGTCGAGGACGCTCAGGCCCTCCACGCGACCGAAGTTGAGTTGCTGGAGCAGCTCGACCAGCCGGCGCCGGGCCGGAGACAGAACTGCCTTGGACATGGGGATTGGCATGCCGGACCTCCAAAGGTCGGGGCCGAAGGAAGCCCACGGGCGACAGGTCCGGCGTGAATACTGCCCGTGGCTCTTGGCCCGCCGTTGCGGGAAGAAGAAACCTTGTCGTGGTCGCCAGACCCATCGCCCCCGACTGTCGAGAAATCGCTGGCAGACGAGGGGACGGGAACCAGCCTCACGAGTGGCGTTGACGCAATTGAAGGTGGAACAAGGAGATGCAGAGCCAGGAAGAAGTTGAAAAAACTTGGCGGGTCAACAAAAAAGCCCAGCGAAAACTCGCTGGGCCAGTCCGCGTCAGCCGTCCGCCTCGATGCGGAAGACGGTGCGCCATCCCTTGCCGTCGTCCGTCAGCACGATGGGTTCGCCGTCGATGCGGAAGAACGCTTTCAGGTCGCGAGCCAGGTACTCGCGTCGCTTCTGGTTCCTCCGGTCTGCGTCCCGACTCTTCCATGTCAGTGTGCCGTAGCCCTGGGCGAAGGCGCGGAGCAACTCCCACTGCCTGGTCGGCCTGGCGTTGCGGCCGTCGGCCATCCCGATCTGGGAGTAATGCAGGACGCGCGTGACCTCGCCGACAGCGACCGCAATCGTGTGACCGTCCACGAAGCGGAGACGGAGGTCGCTCCACCGCGCCCCGGCCGGCGTGGGGAAGAACTCTCCTGCGCCCGCCTTCTCGGTCGCCGGCACGTGGGCCTCGCGAAGGTCCCGCAACGCCTGGGCGACGGAGTCGGTAGTGACCCACTTCCCTGATTCTTGAACGGCAATGGCATCCGAGAGAGGCAGGAAGCACGCCCGCCTCAGGTCCAGGATGCCCTGGCTCTCGGCACGAAGGCGGCGGCTGGTCGGGGCCAGCAGGAGGAATGGCCGTTTGCAGGCCGAGGCCAGCCCGCAAACCGTCCGCGTCAGACTGCGGGCCTCCAGCGGGATCGTCAGGTAGGCCGGGAACGAGTAGCCCGCGCACGGCTCGTAGTCGCCGATCAGGTCCGTTCCGGGCGGGAGTCCGTCCGGGGTTAGGGACTGGCGGAAGCCGAACGCCGCAGCCAGCCAGCAGGCCAGCTTGCTGCGGTCCAGCTCGTAAACGATCAGTTCGCCGCGCGTCAGCGAGATCGTCTCCCCAGATTCGGGACAGACGCCCACGTAGTCGTCCGGCCCGTGCTCGACGACCCGATACGGCAAGGCCCGGCCGAGCGGGGCCAGGCGCGGGTAGGAAGCGGCCAGGCGCGTCACGGGCCGCAACAACGAGTGGGCCAGGTCGTATTCGGGCCCCAACAACTCCCGCCACAGCACCGCGACTGCCGAGGGGCCAGGAATGGCCTCAAGCGCTGGCCAGAGTCTTTCCAACCGTCTCATGTGCCGCGCCCCTCTCGGCCTCCAGGAACCCCCGCTTGGTCAGCCACTCCTCGACCAGAGCCGCGTCGCTGTCGCGGGTGTACTGCGCGACGTTCGACGGCCGGATCGTGACCGAGCGCGGCGTCCTGGAGTCCGTGAACTTGATCTGGAAGACCGCGCGGCTGAGCCACCCTGTCGTCGGCAGCGCCTCGCCGCGCTCCTCGAGCGCCGCGAACACGTCATCGGCCTTGAAGCCCTCGGTCTCGTGGAAGCGGCCGTCCCAGGAGCAGTGGACCTCCCGGAGCAGCACCCACTCGATCCCGTCTACGTCGGCGCAGACCAGGGCGGCAGGGCCGGTCGCCCGCAGCGGTTCGAGCGTGTACTTGCCCGTGCCGGGGAAGAAGAACTCGTCGCCGAACAGCAGCCGGCCGAACTGCCGTTGGTAAAGCTGCCGCTCGCCCTTCGACCGGGCGTTGATCCGCAGCTCGCCCCGGACAGGGTGGTAGAGGATCACGTCGTAACGGAGCGGCCGGTAGAATACGCTGGCGGGTTTGCCCCCGTCCAGGCTCTCCTCGCGCTTGAACGGTTCGCCGTGCCGCACGAGGAACCAGGCGCCGTCCTTCTGCTCGTAGGCGAACACGCGCACCCCGCAGCCGCGTTTCTTGGTCTCGAACCAGGCCTCGAGAGAACGCTCGAGCGCCCGCAGGTCCGCCGCCGAGGGGAACGTGAAAGGCGGGATGGCGCGGTCGGTCTGGTAGTGTTCGAACGAGCGGCGCTTGAGCGCGTACTGCTCGGCGTGTTTCCGTTCCAGGAGGTCCGGCGCCAGCCGCCAGCACTGAACGGCCACGTCAGCGGGGGAAAGCTCGGCCCCCTCCTCCAGGTCCAGCCCCCGCCGCCGGGCCGCCTCCAAAAGCACGTCCATGCCCGCTGGCGACGACATCTCATCGACCAAGAACAGGGCGTCGAGCAGGGCCTTCGGCAGGCCGGTGTCGTGGGACATGAAGAGGTGGACCAGCCCTTCGTAATCGACCTCTTCCGCGGCCCCCGGCTGCGGGAGGATGAACTGTTGCGAGGCGAAGAACTCACGATGTGGCTTCAGGAACGCGAGGAGCCGCGCTGGTGCGATGGCCCGGAGGATCTCCGGGCTGGAGAACCGTCGCAATCGAAATGTCGCCATAGATTTACCCTCGTTGCCTGTGGTTTGGGAATTACGCGCGCGGCGGCTGGGTGCCGGACGCGGCAAAGGTTAAGTGTACACAAGTATATGTTACATTCCATGCCGGCATCAAGGGATTTCTGAGCGACTACGACCCGTCTTCGCGGGTCGTAGCGGTCGTAAGGCTAAGCGGGGTAGGGTTTAGCGTGTGGCAGAGGCGAGCAGCTGACGCCACAGGCACCGCTGCTTTCGCCAGTCGTAGACGGCCGCGATCGGTTGCAGCTGGCGCAGCTGCAACCGATCGCGCCCGCGTTCGGTTCGGGGCAGGAAGAGGACCTCTTCCTGGATGTCCGGGGCCAGGTAGAGCAGGTTCATGATCTGGCTGACCCGGGGCCGGGTCACATGCCCCAGGGAAGCCAGTTCGGTGTAGCTGGCGACCACTCCATCGCGGAGTAGCCGGTCGAAGCGGATGGCCAGCGCCATCAGACGCGCGACGCGCGGCACCCGACCCGGCTCAACCGGGCGCTCTGGCGCGGGGCCGTCGCGCAGCTCTTTGCGGCTACCCTGGCCGCGCCGGTGGAAGTGGATTTCGCGCTCGATGGTGACGACGGCGGTCATGCACTTTTCTCCTTTCGCTCATGGGTCAGCTCTTCGGCCAGCGTCTTGATGCCGGTGGAGCGGAAGGTGATGGATACCTTTCCCTTGGCCCCGTCGTAATCCACCCGCTCGACGAGGAGCTGGACGACACGCACCTGCTCGCGCGGCGTCAGCGAACCCCAGACCGGGTCGAAGATGGACATCACCTGGGCGGCCTCGTCCTCGTGGAGCAACTGGTGGTGAATGGTGTGAATCTGCTCGCGGACCTTTCGCACCCGCCCCTCGACCACGCCGATCCGCTCCTGGAGGTCGGCGAGGCGGGCGATGAGCGAGCCGTTGTCGTCGCCCGGCCGCAACTGCGCCGACAGGTTCCGCAACTCGCCGTGCCAGTGCGACAGGTCCTTTTCCAGCCCACGTTGCTCGGCCTCCAGTTCGGCGGCACGGGCGTCGTCCTGCCGGCGGGCCTGGGCGAGGACCTCTTCGAGCAAGGCCTGGTCCCGGCCGATGCACTTGATCTGCTCGACGACGAAGTCCTCGATCTGTCCGGCCGGGATCGACTTCGACGGGCAGGTGTCCCAGCCGCGCTTCTGGGCACTGCAGCAAACGTAGTAACGATAGCGCTTGCTGCCGTTGCGGGTCGTGTGCGACGGCGTCATGGCGCAATCGCAGGGGACGCAGCGGATGATGCCCTTAAGCAGGGCGCCGAACTTGTTCCGCACCGGCGCTCCTCCGGTGCGCCCGTTGCGTTCGAGCAGGGCCTGCACCCGCTGCCAGACGCCGGGGTCCACGATGCTGGGGTGTTCGCCATTGTGGACCTCGTCCTTGTAGCGCACCTTGCCGATGTAGGCGACGTTGGTCAGCAGCCGGTAGAGGTTGGTCCGGGTGAAGCGTTGCCCGCCGGTCATGCGTCCCTTCCGCGTCTGCCAGCGCTTGTTGACCCAGCCGAGACGTTCCAGCTCCTGGACGACCGCCAGCAACGACTCGTGCTGGAGGTACAGTTTGAAGATGGTCCGCACGCGCTCGGCCTCGGCCTCGTTGACAACCAGCCGGAAGCCGCGCGGGTCCACGTCATAGCCCAGGATGGGATGACCGCCGGCCCACTTCCCCTTGCGGCGCGTGGCGGCGATCTTGTCCCGCGTCCGTTCACTGATGATCTCGCGCTCAAACTGCGCGAATGACAGGAGCACGTTGAGCACCAGCCGGCCCATGCTGGTCGCGGTGTTGAACTGCTGCGTGACCGAGACGAACGACACCTGCTGCCGGTCGAACGTCTGCATCATCTGGGCGAAGTCGAGCAGGCTGCGGCTGAGGCGGTCCACCTTGTAGACGACCACGCAATCGATCTTGCCCGTCGTGATGTCGGCAAGCAGGCGCTGCAAGGCCGGCCGTTCCATGTTGCCGCCGGTGAAGCCGCCGTCGTCGTAGCGGTCGGGCAGGCAGGTCCAGCCCTCGCTGGCCTGGCTCTTGATGAACGCCTCGCCGGCTTCGCGCTGGGCGTCGAGCGAGTTGAACTCCTGCTCCAGGCCCTCTTCGGTGGACTTGCGGGTGTAGACGGCGCAGCGGACGATCGGCAGCGTAGCCGGCGTCCTGTTCCTGTGATTTCGCTTCATGCGTCACCTCCCTTCTCGCCCATACGGAAGAAGAGGTAGCCGTTGCAGTGCGAGCCGGTGATGGCCCTGGCCACGGCGCTGAGCGAGCCGTAGACCTCGCCCTCGTACTCGAAGCCCTGCGGCAGGACCTTCACCTGCAACACCTCGCCCTTGTACCGCCGCGTGATGACCGTGCCGGGCGGCGGCAGCCGGTCGTCCGGCTGGAAGCGGAGCGAGCGCGTCCGGGTCATCGTCTCGGCCGCGGCGGTGACCGGCTTGGCGGCGGGCGGGTTCATGCGGAGGTTGGCGTCGTTGGCTAACTCGGCGGCGCGGCGGCGGGCGCGCTCGGACAAGTCCCCCTCGGCCAGCGCCTGCAGCCGCCAGGCGATGCGCTTGACGAGCCAGGCCCGGTTCTGGGCGAGGGTCTCCTCGCCGAAGACCTCGGCGTACCTCGCCCGCAGTTCTTTCACGGTCAGCCGCTGCAGCGCGGCGACCTCTTTGCCGACGTTCAGGTCCATGCGGTGCTCCTTTCTCGGAGTCTCGGAAACGGTTAACCACCGTGGACACTGAGCACGGTTTTCTCCGAAAGCTCAAGGCAACTGTTGCCGGTTTTCTCGGGATTTTCCGGGGTGGAATGCTCGCCCGGATCGGCGGCCAGCGCCGCGCGGTCGCGCAGGCGCAAGATGCCCGCGGCCAGGATGCCGGCCAGTTCGCGGAAGCGTTCGGCGGTGGTCAGGAAGGCGGGATCGGCGTCGGGTCGCATGGGACGTCTCCGAGGGAAACGCCCACAGCGGCCTCCGCGCTACGGCCGGCACGCTGTCTGGCGGAAAGTGGGCAAGCAGCAGGCCCTATAGATAGAGCTTTCCAGTCCGGGTTCGAATTGACGCATGGGGTGCCGAGCGAGATCGGGGTGGTAACTGGGCGGGGGTTGGTAACGCGAGAGTCTGAGAGTTTTGGCGTGAGAGTTTCGGCGTGCGAGCGTAAACCCGGGGGTTGCGCTCGCACCCCGACTGCTCTCTGTCGAAACAGAGAGTTTTTGTCGCTGTGACGGGTCGTCGAAAACTCTTGTGGCAAAGGCGGAAAACGCGAAAGGCCGAGAGGTCGTCCTCCCGGCCTTTCGCGGTAACTCGTGTGGTTCACGAGCTAGATGTACAAGTGGTCAGCTCCCCGAGGCTGTCTCAACTCGATTCATGTTTTGTAGAGCGGGGAGCGTTGCAGGTCAATAGGTTACGTCGTTCGCCTGTGATCGTGCTTTTCCCCTGGAACGCCTTCTCGGATGCCAAACCCGTACCGAAACCCGCCCCAAAGGAACGCCGCGATCCACTCAAGCTGGCTCGATATTACCAGTCGCTGATGGACTCCGGCAAGTTCGAGAACCGGGCTGCACTCGCCCGCTACCTGGGTGTCAGCCGGGCCAGGGTGACGCAGGTGCTGCGGCGGTTGGGAAAGGGTTGAACCGGGCGGTTGGGTGAGAACCCGGCGGCGACAACATTGGATGCCGTTGCCGGTCGCTGTGGACTTCGCGCCGTGCCCAGTTTACAAACCCAAGTGTCCAACTGAAAAAATCGGCATACCTGGAGTCCGTTACGGCGCTTAGTCCAGGTTGGACCAACGTCGGCCGGCGTGGATTCTGCGGCGTACCTGAACCGGCAAAGTTGTCGTGCAACCGTCCGGGCATTTACAGACCGCAAGCCGCGAGTGCCGGCGCACATCACGGAAACACACGGCCCAGAAATTGTGCGCGTCAGCGGCAAGCTGGCCGAGCTGAAGGCGGTACAGGCCGCTTAGCAGGAGCAAGCCTGCGGTCGCGGAAAGGAATGGGAGGGCAGCATCGGTTGAAGCCTGCCCTTCCTTCTCAAGGGAAACTGTGGCGCAGGCAAGCTGAACCTGCGCTTTCGGGTCCGGCATCCGGCAGGTGATGCAGTCGTCGCGGCCGGGCAGGTGGCGATGTAGCTGGGCCTCCCAGGTGCGGGACGTGGTGGCGTGCAAGATCACGGGTTCGCCACGGCACGCGACATCGTGACGAACGTCTCGTTCGTTTGCCAGGGGCAGGATCAGGTCGGGTTTGAAAGCGTCATGGTCAAAGCCGTCGTACCAGACGGGGTGCGGGAATGCGCCAAACAATTCCGCTGCCGCCGTGGCCTTGTTTCTCGGCGGGCCACCAGGCCAGCCAGCATCGCGCGCGAGCAGGCCAAGACAACGGTTGGTGTTGTGGAGGATCGCTTCGTCGCGGTCGAGCACGTGCCAGTTGCCGACGATGCCGAACTCTCGTAACCAGTAGGCGAGGCACGACCCGACACCGCCAGCGCCGACCATCAACACGTTCCCCACATCAACTGGACCAGGCAGGTCAGGCCCGCGCCCCGCAGAGTTCCCCTCCCGAAGATCCCAGGCGGAAAGCCGCATGGCCCTTTGCTCGTGGCCAAGCACCTGCCGGAGGACGGTAGCGGCAGCCAGGCAGGCCGCCAGCCCCGCACCCAGGGACATGGAATCGGCGCGCTGAAACGGAAGGGGCTGTCGGTCAATCAGTGCGATCTGGCCGTCGGCACCGGCGTACCAGGGCAGCCCGGCCGGAGCGTCGAAGCCGAGACCGATAGCGTGAGGGGACGATTCGAGGCCGTTGAGATGGATGTACGGGTTGATGGCCTGCGCGAGCGAGGCGGCTGCCTCGTCCAGGCTTTGGGCAGGGACCAGAGTGGGCCTCAGCAAATCAATGGACGGAATATCAAGCTGGAGATGCCGGTGGATTCGGGCCAGCATGTTGACCAATGCCAGCACCGTTGCCTGGCCAGCGGGCGAGTTGGCGACACTGCTGCCGACGACCACCCGAACAGGCTGATCGAGGCCATGCACAACGCCGCATTCCCGAGTCCGGCGGTCGCGTTCCAGATAAAAGCGTTCTTCATCGGTCATGGCGTGGTGTGAATGACAGGAGGAACGCTGATAAGGGCATCCGGGCACGGGGGAGAAATCCAGACCCAGCGCCGGTCCTGGTACTGGTGGAGGCCGGCACCTTCGGCGGGCAGCAGGCTGCCATCGCCGTAACGTCCGACCACGAGCGAGAAGAGACCCTCGAAGGGCATCAGGATGAGCTTGTCATCGCCGTCAGAATGCCGTGTATCGTTGCCGGGATGAGAATGCACCTGGGCGACGATTGCCAAACCCATTGAACGTGCCCGCCGGCTCATCCGCCCCACTTCCGCCTCAGCGATAAATACGTGTTGGGGACCGTGGTCGGAAACCGGAACCACGGCAGTCATAGCCAGGGCGTCCTGTTCGCATCGCCTGCCCATCCAGTAGACAAGCCCCTCGTGGCGGCCGTCCGCGCCGCGAAATTGCTGCAAGGCGGCTTTCGTGGCAGAAAGCACCCATGCCGGGACGATCAGACGGCCCCGGTTTGCGGCGGTCGGCAATGGAGTAAGCCGGTAGACGGTCATCATTTCCACCCCGGGCTGTATTTCAGGTGAGCAACAATCTGGGCGATCATCTCCGCCAGCACCGTGGCCCTGACATTGCCACGCACTTTCAGCCAGTCCGCAGGTCCGCCCCAATCGCCATGTGGACCGGAATGCTCTTTGAAGGCCAGACGGTTAAACGGTGCGCAGATGACCCCTGAAGAGTGAAAGATGGAACCGACGCCGCCCGGAACAGTGCCGCCCTTTGGAAACCGGGGGATGAAGGCACCGTGTTCATCTTTCTGGAAGCAGGACCAGGCTGGCGGCACGGCACGATAGCCGGCAACGTCAGCGCGCCAGCGAATCACGCTCTGGTCGGCGGGATGCCTGCCATCCAAGAGGAGAACCAGTTCATCCTTGAGCCAGGCCAAGGACCAGCCGTGGCGACGGGCGTATGCGTCCGCAGCTGCGAGTTCGTCCTCGATGACGGCGATGGTCACGTCCTTGGGCACGGTCATCAGACGCCGCCTCCCGCGCTGACCAACTCCAGCGTGTCCTGGTCCTTGACGTGGGCACCAACCAGCGGCTTGTTCCGGTCCAGAACCTCGTCGCCCTTCTGGAAAGTCGGAGATTCGACATCAAGCCCGAAAGCCGCAGCAGCTTCTGCGGCCGCCTCGCCGACCTTCTTCGTCTGCGGCCACGTAAACTGCTTCGGCTCCACATGGGAGGGGGCGAAGACCGTGACCGTGATTTGGGGGACTCCGTGGGCACTTTGGCCCTGAGCCTCGACCGTCGCTACACTCATAACGCACCTTCTTTCTGTCGCCGGGGGCGACGCTCGTGTTGGCGGGGCGGCAGGGGCCGGGTAAAATCACGATTTACCGGCCTTCCGGCTGCCCTGTAGGGAACTACGACTGCCGGTAACAGGGGCTCGGATTTTCGCTGGCAGCCCCATTCACCAGACCAGGCGCCGCTCTACAAGAACTCCGACAGTCGGTAACACGGACGGGTTCGGCGTGGCCTGTTACCGGCGTTCGTAGTACATGATGCGACAGGAGGTCAGGCAGAAAGACGGTGAGAGATGGCAGAGCCGCCCGAAGAGGAAAACACTCGGTTGGCCCTGGCGCTTCTCGATGACGACGAGGGAGCGCTTGAGGAGATTCTCCGTCTGTACGGTCCCGACATCACCAGAGTCCTGCACAAGAAGTTCACCTTGCACCTCGGCGTACTGGCATATGAGGACATCGAGGACGTGGTGGTCATCGCGCTTGGGCGTTTGTGGGATGCCCGCCAAACCTATGACGATACCAAACAATCGTTGCGGGTCTGGTTCTACTGCATCGCCGAGAACGCGGCGAAGGATGTGCTGAAACTGGGTTGGCACAAAGCAAGCAAGCTGGAACGGTATCCGGGCAAAGAATGGCTGGAAGATGACCCCAAGTGCGCAACGCCGGAACCTGTCGAGGCCAAGGGCAACAAGAGTGACTCAAAAGAGATGAAGGACCTCAAGGCGGTTGTAAGCAGGCTGCCGGATGTCCAGCGGCGCATCATCCTGGCCGATTCGGTCTTGCGCGATGGTGTTGCTTCCAGTGCCGAGCTGGCCGCTGAAATCGGTATCCCGGTAGCCCATGTGAAGGTTTACCGCCAGCGTGGCATGGAAACCATCCGAAAAGAGATGAGGAAGCTCGGACACAATATCCCTTAAATCAAGGGTAGCCATCCATGACTCCAGACGATTCAGATAAGCGGCTGCGGACGAAGATCGAGAGGGCGTTCGTCCCCGCAGACCTGTGCTCAACGGACCCAGATGCCATCGAAGCCCTGCTCGACGCGGCCAAAGCCGAGCCTTTTCCCGAAGACAAGGTTAACCGCATGCTGGGGAAGCTCAAGGGCGACATTCCCCTTTGCGAACGAGAGAAGGAAGAGGAGGACGAAGACCTGGTTTGGACCGAGAGCGAACTGACGGAGGAGGAAGAAGCGCTGGTAGCCTTGCACAGGAATGGCGGTGCCCAGCTACCGCCGGAAATCCAGGAGAAACTGCGGAGGCTGCGCGAACAGGCCAAGAGCGAACCTGCGGAAGGGGAGACGTGTGACGACTAGATGGAGTCCTGATCGCGACCGGCTCAACGCGGCGGCGGACTTGGCTGAAACGATCGCCAAGAACCTTGAGGTCGCCAGTCCGCCGGTGGACCCATTTGCCGTCATCACGTCCGAGCGTCGGCTCTTGCTCGCCTTCGGCGAGGATTTCGGCGACGCATTTGACGGTCGGCTTGAATACCAATCACCCCGGTTCCTTCTGTTTTACAACACCAAGTACGACGCACTTCCGCACTCCGGCGCCCACCATCCGAGGACCAGATTCAGCGTTGCCCACGAACTCGGCCATTATTTCCTGGACACGCATCGCCAATTCCTCAAGAAGGGCGGCCGCGCTCATTGTTCCCAGACCGAGTTCCTTTCGGACAACCTGTCCGAGCGTGAGGCTGATTCGTTCGCAGCAGGCCTGCTGATGCCGAGCTTCCTCGCTCGTCCGGTGGTGAATAGGAACGAGTTGACCCTGGCGCGGCTGGATGACATCGCCCGGACCTTCGAGACTTCGCTCGTCAGCACCGCAATCCGGGCGGTTCGGTTGTCGGACTACCCGTGTGCTGTCGCTGGCATCCGCGATGGCGGTATTGCCTGGATGTTTCCATCGGACCGGCTGATCGAGGCAAGCTGTTATCCGGGGAAGCGTGTGCTGGAATCCCCGGAGGCGCAACGGCAATGGCAAAAGTTCATCGGCGGAGCGGTGGACAGGGCTTCGGCGGATGGAATGGCCCGGCACTGGTTTGAAATGTACAACCGGGAAGATGAACTGCATGGCGTCTACGTGACGCAGGAATTTCTGCCTGTGCAGGTGATCAATACTCTCGTTGTCCTGCTGACGCTCGATGACGATGACCTGTTTAGGGATGATGAAGACGAAGATGATCCAGAGGACTACCACTAACCTTCAGTCGAAACGTAATCTCTAGCCGAGTCCGATGGCGAATGGCTTTTAGTCCTTCTCGTCGTAGATCGCAGAGCACCAGTGCGACAATGGCTCGATGACGAAGCCATGCCGGTCAAGATTCTCCCTAAACTGGTCAACCAGCTCGTGCTGCCCCTCTGCGGGGTCCATGCACATGCCTATGTCGCCGGCATCGTAAACGAGGATGAGCAGGGCGTCGTGGCCGTACTCCTCACCGCGTTCCTTCCACTGCTGTGGCGAGTAGAAGGCTCGGCAGCCGCAGGTTCCCGTCAGCCGTTCCGCAAGCAGGAAGTCGAGGATTAGCTGGGCAGCCTCTTTTCCTCGGATGGAAAGCTCTGGAGGGATGGCAAGATCGCGGTCCACGCGAACCAGCCAGGCAGGATCAAGGGAGCAGCGGAGGTCTTGCAGACGGCGGCAAATCTCGGAATAGCGCTCATACTGGGCACGGTCATGGCTGCGCGGGCCATGAATCACGGAAGCGAGCTGTTCATGCTCCACATCCAGGCGGAGAAACTCGGCCTGGGCTGAGCGTGACTCATCGCATTGCCGTTCCATCCAAGCAGCGTATTCGAGACGTGGGGCATTGGCCCACGGTGATCCGGCTATGTTCTTGAGGAGTCGGCTTTCTTCTTTGTCCATCGCTTCCCACCTCCTCCCTTCCAGTCTGAGTCTGGATTGCCGCCGAGTTTAGGCGTTTGGCTCGGAAACAAACGCGATGAACTGCCGGCCAAATTCTGTCGCGCGTTCAGCATAAACGCCACCGCCGCTCATCACGGTGTGCAAGCCCTGCGTGTTCAGAAGCCCCCGGTCATAAAGCTCCTTGGCAATCTGGTCGTAAAGCTCTCGTTGCTGTGTCAATTCAGGATAGGCCGTGGTCAGCATTTGTGAGAGGCTGCCAGCGATGTGATACTCGGGAGGCTTCCGGTTGTGAGCCTGGAACCACCGCGTCGGATTAGCCAAGAGCTTGAGAATACGAAGGTGCCACACGGTAAGCACATCGACGAGGTTCAAGAACATCTGCTGGCGTGACTCGTCAATGGGGTGCGGCAAGGCTGAATTGAGGACAGCATTGCGCAATGCGTCTCGCTTTTCTTGATGGCTGTTTCGCATTGCAACCTGCGATGCCTGCATCACCGTGTCGATGAAGGCTTCGTTTTCACTGAGTTTCCCAAGGTCAATTCGCTGCTCTTTCTCCAGGCGGCGAAGTCCTTCGGCGACGGCTTCCATCCATTCCTGACGGCGGCGCTCCAGCGGAGGCGCGAGCAACATCTGAAAAAGCTCGGTCGCAGCCGCGCCGACAAGCGGAATGGAGCCAATGCCAGCCTTGGCAAGTGCATGTGCTTTGTCGCCAAGTGACGATGCAGGCGGTGTTAATTGATCTTTCTTCGTGCTCATGCTGCTCCTTCCTCCCGAATCTGCTCGTACACCTGCTTCAGCAGGTGCTCGGAGACGACCTTCCGAAAATCGGCGTCGTTCATGTACTTGGCGAAGATTTCCTCGTTCTGCTCCATGCGGTCGATGAACAGCCCTTCGAGGGCCTTGACGAACACGTAGCGGAAGTTGTCCAGCGTGTTCGCCGTGGCGGCCTGGCGCAGCTCCTCGTCGGAGATGGCTTCCTCGCGAAGCTGGTGGAAGAACAATTCGTCGGCCTGGGTGAAGTCGGTGCCAAACCGTTCGTTAATCGAGTCAATGAGGCGGGACAATTCAACCTGGGTGTCCTTGGCCTTCCCCGTGCCCACGGCAGTGGGGCCTTCCACCGGCACGTTTTCGCCCCGGTCGAGGCGGATGGAACCCTCGCTGATTTTCTGAAGGCGGTAGAACTTCAGAGACACCTCGTCGTCAAAGGCATATTTCTCGCCGCTGGAGCGGGGCGGCAGCTTCGACGCCAGGAAGCGGGCGTAGCTGTAGAGCATCTCCAGGTCGCTATCCTGGAATGGGATAACCTGTGACAGGAACCCGTAGAGATTGCGAAACGTGTTGAGTAATCCCCGGAATTCGTCCTGGGCTTCCTCGTCAAGTTGCCGGAACCGGCCGACGGCCGGATCAAGGCAGGAATTCATCATCGCGTGATCGGACGGCGATTGCGCGGCCTTCGGCTTGAAGAAGACCTTGCAGAAGTTCTCCACGTCCTCGCGGTAAAAGACCTGCATCGCCTCCAACTTGCCTTGCAGTTCGTAAAGCTGGCGAGAATCGGCCTGCTCGCCGATGATCGTCTGCTCGTAGTACGGCTTGAAGGCATTCTGGATGTCGTCGGCGTTGTTAACGAAATCCAGGACGAAGGTGTCCTCCTTGCCGGGGCAGGTGCGGTTAAGGCGCGAGAGCGTTTGAACGGCCTGGATGCCATCGAGCCGCTTATCCACGTACATCGTGTGCAGCAGCGGCTGGTCGAAGCCGGTCTGGTATTTCTCGGCGACCAGCAGCAACTGGTACTCCTCGGTGGCGAATTTATCCGGCAGCTCTTTTTCACGGATCGGCCGGCCCGCGCTGTCGCGGTTCATCTCCGGTTCTGTGTAGGTCACGCCCGGTGTATCGGGGTCTTCCACAGTGCCGGAAAAAGCGACCAGCGTCTTGATGCCGGTATAGCCCTTCTCCTTGATCTGCCGGTCGAATTCCTGCTTGTACCGGACCGCGTGCAGCCGCGAGCTGGTCACGACCATCGCCTTTGCCCGTCCGCCGATCTTGTGGCGGGTGAAGGTGTGGAAGTGCTCCAGCATGACTTCCGTTTTCTGGGCGATGTTGTGCGGGTGCAGGCTCATGAACCGGGCCAGCGCCTTGGCCGCCTTGCTCTTGCTGACCTGCGGGTCATCTGCGATGGCTTTC